CCGCCTTTGATTTCCTCTCGCCTGCTGCTGTCTATCATGGGCTTTCCCTCCTTCCTGGTTGGAGATTATCATAGCGGGGCGGCGGCTGTAAAGCCCAGCCGCCCCCGCCCTATAAAGCTTATAAGCTTATAAAGCTTATACGATTTTTGCGGCTAATTTTTCTTCTATAATATGGGGCGAATATGGCAGGGGTCTAGCGTTACCACTTTATCACCCCCCAGTTACCATTTTATCCCCCCCCTGTTACCACTTTATCCCCCCCCCGTTACCACTTTATCTCCCCCCTGCTATAGCCGTATGGTCACACTATAGCACTCTTGCCCGTGTGTGTTCTCAACATACCCTTTTATAAAGCCTTGCTGCTTCCAATAATCGAATATGTTCTTAATGGTGTCTCTTACCTTATGCTTTTTCTTCCTTAGCGCGCCGTCGCTGCTGGCGCTTACTTCTAGCTGCTTATAGACGGTATCATAGACTATTGTAGGGCTTAGCTTGCTGCCCTTCATAGCTAATATACGCCGGTATAGGTAGCTTTGCAGGGCTATGTTTTCCTCGTTTTTGTTCACGGGGCTATTAAGTAGCTTAATATCTAGCCTGCCTATCTGGTTCTTTTTGCTTGCATAGGTATAAAGCGCCGGCTGCCGTAATATGTGTATCACTTCCAGCACATTGCCGCTTATGGTCGCGGTCACTTTCTCCCCCTGTATTACAGCGCCCTCATATTTGAAGCTGTCAAAGCCATAGGCTGCCGCTTCTGCGCTTGCGTCAATAATAAGGCGGCTATACATAAGCTTATTTAGGCTGTTGCTGATGCTCTCTTGCTGCTTTGGGTTCAACTTAGCATCTTTATTGCCGGTCATAGCTCTGTAAATCATCTGTGGCGTTATATATTCGTTCTCGCCGTCTACATATAGCGTTACTAAAGCGTCGTGTACCTCTCTATCATAGGCGGTAAGCTCTTTCTTGCCTGTGATCTTAATAGCCGTGTCGGCAAAGTCTAGGCTTACCATAGTAAGTAGGCGCTTGTTTGTTCGTCGGTTGGCTACGTCTACACCTATACGCCTGCCGCCGTTTACGCTGCCGTCGTAAAGCTTATTGCTTACCTTGTCTACCGGGGTTATCCATGTAGAAGCGCTTCTAACTGCGATATTCTCTAAATTATCGCTATTATTATGTTTACTATTATTACCGGATTTTCCTTTATTACTTGGTATACCTCCGTTATTCCATAATTCAGCGTTTACCCTGCCGAATAACTCGCCCTTCTTTGTAACATAGGGGCTATTGCCGATGGCGGCTAGTACGATAGCGTCCAGCGCTTCCAGGCCTCTAGCGTCATCTTGGAAGTAAGCATAATGCAGGCGCAATAGGCTTTTACTGTCCTCAATAAGCTGCTGCGGGTCTAAATATAGGTGGTCGCCGTCCACTCTTAAGCATCTGTCTGAAAATACTTCCCCGTCTGCCTGCCGCCGTCGTGCATCCTCATATCTGTTGTTTATAAGCTGCTCTATCTGGCTCTTAGCGTCCTCTTTGATCTTATCCGGGTCGCCCTGTAGGCGGCTAAATTGCCGCTGTTCGCATTGATTGAATAATAGCCGCCGTTCCCGGTTAAGCTCGTCCATAAGCTCTAATTCGCGCTTCCTGGCGGCTCTCCAGGCCTCGCTACCGGCTGCCTCCCATTCCGCATATATGCGGGTTACGGCTTCGTTTGCCGCTTTGTTAGCGGCTGCGTATGCCTTATATGCGTCGCTCTCATAGTATTCTTTGGTATAGCCCAGGGCAGGCGCTGGCGGCTCTGGCAGGCGCATAGCCTGGGCTTTCTCATAGGCTGCTTCGTCTGGGCCTGTGTCGCCTGGGCGTAAGCGCTCTATTTCTTCCTCACATTCGGCTAATAGGCGCTCATACTTTTCTTCTAAAGCGTCTATTTTCTGCTGTTCAGCCCGTGTAAACTTTACTATCATCTTTCTTACAATCCCCCTTTATAAAGGCCTGTAGCGTCGTTTCTTCAATGTAGTAAGCCCGCCCTGATTTCTGCGCCTTAAGTTTCCCTATGTTAATATATGTTCTTATGGTCTGTGCTGATACATTCAGCAGCATAGCCGATTCCTGCACATTGTAGGCCTTCGCGGTTCCTATCTGTATCATTTTACTGCCCCCTCTTGTCATGCTCTAAAAGCTCTTTACCTTCGCGCTCGTAGTCGCTCATAGCCTCTGTAAGCGCCCGCTGTAGCAGGCTGTTAATAGCTTCCTTCATGCTCAAGCGCTCCGTATAGGCGTAATCCTTAAGCCATTTAAGCAAGGATACGTCTACAATAAACGTCGCCCTGGTATAATCGGCTGTAAGCCCTTCCTGCACACTATTGCCGCGCACTACGGTATCTTTCATGGGTCTGCCTTTGCCCCTCTTGGGTTTTTCCTGGGCCTCTTGCGTCTGATCGGCTCCCACGTCGCTAAATAGTGGGTTGTTCTCAAGCTTAAATCCCATCTGTTAAGCCTCCCTTGCTATGATTTCCTGGGCTAAGGCGCTGTAAGCGGCTGCGCCTGCGCTTTTGCTGTCGTATTCAAATATATCTTTACCGGCTGCCGGGGCTTCTGCTAGCTTGCTGTTGTTCCTAACCAGCGTGTTAAAGGTCTGATCGGGGAATTTCTGCTTAACTGCCTCTATGATCTGCCTGTCAAGGCTGCGCCTGCCGTCGTACATGGTAATAATTACGCCGCCGATGCTCAAGCCCTTATTAAGGCGCTTCTTTACAAGCTCTACCGTCTGCAAAAGCTGGGCCATGCCGTCTAGGGGCATAAACTGCGCTGCCACGGGTATAACCAGCTCTGTAGCCGCCGTTAGGGCCATAAGCGTAAGTATGCTAAGGCTTGGGCTGCAATCTATCAAAACATAGTCGTAGGCCGTCTTAAGGCCCTCTAGGGCCTCCCTTAGCAGCGTGTCGCGCCCTGGGACGCTGATAAGCTCTAATTCCGCGCCGCTCATGCGTATATCCGTTGGTAGCACGTCGTAGGCGGCTACGGCTGCCTTGTGTTTAATGGCCTGGTTAATGTCTGCATCTCCCTTAATTACTTCGTAAGTGGTCGGGGCATTGTCCAGCGCCCTATAGCCCGCGCACTTGCTAAGGCTCCCTTGCGGGTCTAGGTCTACAAGCAGCACTTTCTTACCGGCTATTGCTAGCGCTGCGCCGATGTTTAGACAGCTTGTAGTTTTGGCTACGCCGCCTTTTTGATTGACAAAGGCTAAAACCCTCATAGAATTACCTCCCTTAAGCATAGTGCGGGTTCAGCATCTATTATAATGGCAAGTTCACATATTGTCAATACTCAAAAGTAAACATTAAATTGATAGATAAGCCAAATAAAAAGCGCCTGGTTGCCTTTACCGGGTAACCAGGCGTTACTATGTATTCTGTCCTAAAGCTTTGTTGGGTCGTAGGGTACAATCTCGGATTCTTTAGGCCTGTCGCCCTGGGCTGCCTCTGTCACATAGATAAACATATCCCCGTTGTAATCGTCGGTTGTGTCTACCCTGCTGATACAATACCATTCGCCACGGTAGAGAATAAGGCACGTTTGGGTTATATGCGGGTTGTTGTTGAAAACAAACATTCGGCTTTCGTCGTTTAGGTTTAGCTGCCCTGCTGCGTATTTAAGGCCCTGCGATTCTTGCCGCGCATAGCACCAAAGCGGGGCGGCTGTGATCGGCATATAGCCGCCCTTCCTATATACGCCGTGTTCGTCCTTATAGCTGGGTATGCGCGTGTAAATGGTCGCCTTTTTGTCTTTTAAGAAATACTGTCCCTTCATGGTCTAGCCCTCCATTCTAAATAGCGTCTAGGTATTCCCGGTAATGATCTAGCAGGCCTACATAAGCGTCTAGCAGGCTAGCTAGGCCGTCTATGCGGTATTTGGGGCTGTTTGCCTTTACCGGCTGTATGTTGCCGTTTACGTCGGTCTTTACGCCTGTGTTTGTGATGCACCACTTTAGAAGCGGGTTGTTATTGTAGTTGATCTTCTTTGCTGTCAAGTCCTGGCCTAGCTGCTGCATGGGTAAGCTTAAGGTTTTCACGCCCTGGAAACATTTAACCATGTTAAAGCCCTGGCTTTGCATCTCCTGTACCCAATAAGCAGCGCTGTAGGGGTCGTAATAAATCCATGCCGGGGTTACCTGGTGTTTCTCAACCATTTCCATAAACCAGGCTGTAACGTCGCTGTAGTTTATGCTATTCCCCTCGCATAGCCTTAATAGCCCAGCTTCTAGCCATTTGTCATATGGTATTTTTTCCTCATGTACTCGCTGCTCAAAGTTGTCCTTTGGCAAAAAGTACATTTGAGTAACATAGCGCTTTTCCTGCTTATCCATGAATAGCAGGGTAGCGGCTGTAAGGTCGCCGCTGCGGCTTAGATCTGCGCCGCCGATGCAGTAATAACCTTTGAATTGATCTATGCTAAAGGTTTCCGTATTATTGATAGCGTCAAAGGTCAACCAGGCGCTACTTACGCTCTGTATTACGTTGAAGTCCTTAACCAGCACGCCGGTTAAGTCCCTGGGGCTTTGCTTGGCTCTCTCTACCTTGCTTATAAGGTCATCTAGCTTTTTAATGGTGTTAAGCCCAGGGTTAGCCTTTTCCCATTTCATAGGGTCTAGCCATTCTTCCTTGCTGTCCAGTTCGTATATGATCGGCAAAAAGTGGGGGTCTAAAATCGTGCCGTCACATACGCCGCAAGCGTATTTATACATATCATCAAATATACATTCCCTTATAGTGCCTGCCGTCGTAATCATGATAAGAAGCGGCTGCCGCCTAGCGCTCTGGCTCTGTTTCATGACTTCGTAAAGGTTCCTATCTTTGATGCTATGCAATTCGTCGATAATAACCAGGTGGCTATTAAGGCCGTCCAGGGTATCACTATTCTTGCCTAAAGGCTGGAATTTGCTAAAGGTAAGCTTAAAGTATAGGTCGCTCTTGCGCTTGCGTACTACCTGTAACAGGTCGGGGCTTTGCCGTATCATGTTATAGGTTTCTTCATAGATAATTCTAGCCTGATCTTTCTTGCTGGCTACGCTGTACACTTCCGCGCCGGGTTCACTGTCCGCAATCAGCATATAAAGGGCTAGGCCGCTAAGCAGCACGCTTTTACCGTTCTTGCGGCTTACATAAAACAGGGTTTCGCGGTATTTCCTATAGCCTGTATCTGCATCCACAAAGCCGAATAAGGCGCTTATAAAAGCTTTCTGGAATAGCTCAAGCCGCAAGGGCCTGCCCGCCCATTCGCCCTTAGAGTGCTTGCAAAAGCGCTCTATAAACTCTATAGGCCTCTCTGCGCGTTTCTGATCGAATATATAGCCGTCTTTGGGGTTGCGTATATCGTCAACCAGCTTTTCATACTGCCGCAAGCAGCGCTTAGAAACAATACACTTCCCCGTGTAAATGGCCTGTAAGTATTGCTCTATATAATTCACGGCTTACCCCTCTTTCAGAAAGTCGTAAACTGCATTGCTTTTCTCGGCTTCCTGTGTCTTTCCTATAAGGTCGCTAAGCTGCCTATGCAGCACGCTATAGCGCTGCACCGTCGTGTTATAGGCCTTAAGCGCTGGGCTTTCCCTCATAAACTCTTGCTTACCCTGGGTAAAGTGTTCCAGTTCGCCGTTTTCCTCTATTTGCCGCTTAAGGCTGGCTAGGGTCTTTTCCATAAAGCAAAGTTCCTCTATAAGTTTCTTTGCTATGGTTTTCTTATCGTCGGGTATCTTTTCGTATATCGCCTTATATTCCGCTTTCATTCTCAATCTAGGCACTATCTCACCCCACCTATTATTATGTTTACCGGGTTTATCGGGGTTATTCCATAACCCCCTATTCCCGTTTTCCCTTGGCGGGGTTTTCTTGTGTCCCCCCACCGGTCCCGGGGAGATGGGGCAAAAATTCGCTCCCCCCTCCCCTTTTCGCTGTAATTCCGCGCTTTTCTGCTTGTAAGGCGCTGCCGCCTGCTGTCCGCTGCGCTGCTGCCTGGGCTGCTGCGCTCTCCCTTTATCGTGTTCACATATGTTACATTGTGTGTAGTCTTTTCCCCCGCGCCGCTTTGGCCTGCATATTATAGAAGGTTTTCCCGTCGCCGGTTGCCCTTTGTTCACGCCGTTCATTTATAGGAAGTTGCCCCATTTTAGTAGGTGAATTTCTTCATAGCGTCGTTGATCGTGCTTTGCTCCACGCCGATATAACGCAGGGTCTTGCTTTGGTCGTTGTGGTTGAATATCCGCATAAGCAGCACTATATCTTTATTCTGCATATAGAAGTGGTAACCAAAGGTCTTACGCATAGTATGGGTTCCCAGGTTGTCAAGCCCAAAGCGCTGCCCTGCTGCGTGTATCACTCTATAGGCATACTCACGGCTTACCGCCTTGTTTCGCGCCCTGGCGCTAGGTACTAGGTAATCATAATCTTTCTTACCCTCGCAGTAAGTCGCTATAGCCTTGCTCAATTCCGCATTGACAGGAAATAGCTTTTCCTTGCCGGTTTTCTTCTCCCTTAGCTTTATGTCGGTTTTGCCGCGCACGTCGCGCACCTTAAGCTTAAGTATGTCGGAGACTCTTAGCCCGCTGTAAATCCCTATCATGTACATGATATAATACTTTTCATGTACTTCTTTCAGATAGTCGCCTATGTCTTTTACTGTGGTCTTATCCCTGATCGGCTCCACGAAATTCATTGATTTTTGCCCCCTCTAAGGCGTTTTCAGATTGTCTAGGCAGGGAATTGCCCATGCTGCTATCTAAAAACGGCTCTACGGGGCTGATTTAAGCCGCCGCAATAAGCCGTCTATTGCCGCCTGCTGCTGCTGGAAGTCCTTAGCGCCCTGGCTCTCTTTTACCGCCGCTATGCCGCCCTGATCGTCAAATAGCGTTACGCTGTGGGTTAGCCCGTGTTCTGCGTTGTGGCAATCCATACAAAGCGCTTCCAGGTTGTCAAAGCTCAACGCTATAGCAGGGTCATGCACATTACTGCCGTTAAGCCATTGCTTATGGTGGCATATCTGCGCCGGTTTGCCGCATCTCTCGCAAAGGTAAGCCCTGCTACTCATATAGGCCGCGCTTACCCTTTTCCAGGCTGCCGACTTGTAAAAGGCGCTGTTATTATAGTCCTTAGTCGGTTTCATAGCTTCTAGCCCTTATCGCTATGCACTTAAGCAGGCTGTTAATAGTCCTGGTTAAGGCCTGATCGTCTGCGTGATCTGCATAATACCATTGCGTAAGCAGGAAGTTGCTAACAGTCTCTACAAGCGGCTCTTTGCTCTGATTGGTTATGCTAAGGCCGGTTGTAGTCTCTATATAGTTCGGTATCGCCTCAATAAGGCCCAGTATAAGCGCATCGTTTACGCCTGTGTCCACATGCAGCACGTTGCAGGCCTGTTGTAGACTAATAACCATAGCTTTTACCTCTCTTTCTAAAAACGGGGGAATAACAGGCGGTAAGGGAGTGTAAACCCGCCGATTATTCCCCCTGGGGTTAGTTGGTGTTAGGTGCTGGCCTTGCTAAGCTTTACAAAGGCCTCGCCCAGCAGGGGCTTGCAATCCGCGATTGCCATAGCCCGGTAGTCAATAAGGCCCTTCTTAAAGCTGCTGTCGCGGCTTACCTCAATGGCGATGCCCTCCGCAAGGTTGTAGCCCAGGTACTTGCGGTAATTGCCCAGGTAGGCCACATTATCCGCGATATTGTCATCAATGACAATATCAAAGCCCAGGATTTTGCCCACGCTCTCGCCGCGGGGGTCTGCGATGAAAATAGGCCGCTTGTTGGTGTCGGTCATGCCGTAGAATACCCGGTAAAGGGTCGCGTTGTTCATGGCCCACTTAGCGCCCTGGCTATAGCCGCGCTTAAGCAGCGCCACGGCTTCCACCACGTCCGCATAGGCAATGTTGACGTTAGCCGCTACCTCTACATGGTTCTTGGTCGCGCCGGTTGTCGCCCAGGTTACGCCCGTCTCAAGGCCGGTTCCCTGCCCGCTGCCGCTGCCGTTGATAAGCGCATCCGCGATAGTTTCCATAACGCAGGCGCTAAGCTCGTCGGTCAAATAGGCCTCAAAGGCGCTAATAGTCATGCGGCGGGTTTTGGCGCTGATAGAAAGCACCTTCATAATCTCGTTGCCCTCAAAGGTTACCGCCGTGTTTACGGTTACCTTCTCGCTGTCCACCGCTGCGCCCTCAACGTGCCACGCCGCCCGGCTTACGGGGGTTCCGATGGGAATAGCAATCTTGGACGGCATGTTAAAGGCCCTGGCCTCGCCCAGCAGGCCGCCGATAGTCCGCGCCTTCTTAATCACCTCGTTAAGGGTCGCGGTAGGGATGGCGGCGGCTACGTCGGTAGAAGCGCTAAAAGCGTCCGCCCTGCGCTCTACGCCTGCGTTAAAGGCCGCCTGCTCATTCGCGGTAAGCTGCTGGCCCAGCAGGGTCTTAAAAAAGCCGCTGCGGTATTCCGGGGTAGAAAGTACATCGTCGCCGGGGGTAAAGCGCTGCTGCTCCCCGTCCAGGCTGCGCCCGGTAACCAGGTTCAAGCCCGCGCCGCCCTGGTTGCCGCTGCTGCGCAGTTCGATGTTTTCCCGCGCCTCTTTGATGCCCCTAAGCTCAATGTTAAGGGCCTCAATATCCGCTTCCGGGTTGGTGTCGATTTCCTGGTTAATGGCCTGCGCCCTGGCCTCAAGGGCTGCCACGTCCATGTTACGGTAATGGTTAAAGGCCTCCGCTACGCTCTTAAACTTCATACTGCATTTCCTTTCTTATGGTCAATTTCTGCTAGTTCTGCGTCCAGTCGGGCTATTATCGCGTCTAGCCTCTTGTAGGGGTTCCCCGTATTTGCAAGAAGCGATTCACTTTTAGCCGCCCTGGGCCTGTGATCCGCGCCGGATCGCGTTCTATGCAAGCCGAATTTTGCAATAATCCCTTGCAAAAAGTTCATATTACCACCTTGCCCGCATAATCTGGTTGTAGAGTATCTTAGCCCGCTGTCGCTGCTGCTGGCGCGTAAGGGCTGCCGCCCTGGCGCTGCGTGCCTCAATGCTCGTAGTAGGGTAGGCAGGGTAAGGCACTACGCTGCACTCATAAACCTTTGCTATCTTGCTGATAGTCCTAGTATTGGTTGCAGCGTTGTAGCTGTCGCCTCCGTCTGGGACGGTAAACGCAAAGCTCATGCCGCTTAAGTCGCCGCGCTTTACCGCCTCATAGACTTCCCTGGCGGCTTCCGTATCGGGCAATTCTGCCCGCATGGTAAGCCCCTGGCCGTCCACGCTCAACGTCATTGTTTTAGGCGTTCGCGCAAGCGGTACTTTGCTAAAGTCATGGTTGTACAATAGCCGCACGTCGCTTAAATCTGCGCTGTCAAGCGCTCCCCTGCTGATAATTTCCGTGTAGCTGCCGCTACCGTCCATTATCGAAGTGGGCGTATCATAAATGATAGGCCGCCCGCTTAAAATAAGGGCATTACTGCCGCCTGCTGTCGGCTCCGCTGCCCGTATTTCCGCTATCCTTATTTCCTTCATGGTTTACCCCCTCTTTGCCCTGATCGGCTCCCCGTTGACAGTCGCATTGTTCCCCTACGTCTAAGTTCGCGCCGCAATAAGGGCACGTCTTATAATCCCGCCTCAAGTCAATACCCCGCTTTCAGTCCGTCCTAGCAGCGCTTCTAGCTCCCGCTGCCTGCGCTCCGCATCTAGGAGGCTGCGCTCTTTCTTGCGTATTCTGTCCATAGCTTCCATATGTTGAAAAGCTATGTCCTCTACTACGCTGCTGCCTGTGCTATTAAAGGCGTTAAGGCCCTTTTTGCGGTAGTAGTTCGTCCGCATCTCAAGCCCGTACATTTTCCTTAGAAAGCTGTCCTCTTTTAGCTTCCTATGCCCGTTTCTAACGGCTGCGTTTACCGAAGCTATGCTAATGCCCCACGCTGCCGCTACCTCTGTCTGTGTCTTTCCTTCCAGGTCGCAAAGCTTTACCGCCTCTCTATAGCGCTCATTGTCTAGGCGCTCTACCGCCTCTCTTACCTCCCTTTGCAGGTCGCTAAGCAATAGGCCTGCGTCCATATCGGGTAAGCTGTCATCTGCGATTATATCCCCTATGCTAATATCTCCATCTTCACCCATTGGCGCATCTATAGCTATCGCGTCATTGTGTAGCTTTCTGATGCCGTGTAGGTGGCATTGGTAGCCCAGGGCCTTAAGCATCTCATTACGGATATACTCAAGCGCAAAGGCCGCCCAGCCTTGTTTTTCGCCGTCCTCCCCTACATTAAATGCCTTATAAGCCCTCATAAGCCCTATAAAGCCTGATTGTATTAAGTCCTCAAAAGAAACTGCCCTGTCACGCTCACAAAGCCCCCTGTAGCGCCTTGCGCTCATGATAAGTAACCCCTGGTTTTCTGTGTAGAGTTCCTCATACATTGCATAGCACTTCCCCATATTTTATATCAAACGCTTCTATAGCAGCGTTCAAGCGCCTGCAAAAGGTTCTTAAGGTATGGTGGGTAATGTCGCATACCTCTTGCCGGGTTCTGCCGTCCAGGTAGTAAAGTTCTAAGATTTCCTGTAACTCTGTATCTTCTATGGCGTGTATTGCCTTTATTACCGCTAGTTCTTCCTGGCATAGGGTTCTAAGCTTATCGGTATAAAGGCGCTCTAGCCCTTCCAGTAAGGCCGCCTCTTTTTCTGCGTCGCCCTTTTTCACGTTATCCACTTTGGCGCGTTCCCTGATGCAGTTAATTCTATACTGCATCATCTGTATACGCCGGTTAGTGCATTGCGTTTTCTGTAGGATTGTTCTAGGCCTCATTTGTCTACCCCCTGATAGGCGTTAGCCTTATCCGCATCTATCATGTTAAGGGCCTGTAGCCGCCTGTCACCGTCCGTTACGCCGGGTAGGTTCAGTATCTCTAGCGCCTGGTTGATCGTAAGCAGGCCCATAGGCATAAGCTCCTTAATAAGCTGCACCTTTGTGCCGTTGCTTGTAAACTGCAAGCGCCCGCTTTCAAACAGAATACTATTACCAAAGGCCTGTTCCCTGTCGTTAAAAAGCTTGGCGGTAAACTCCTGGCTCAAGGCGGTAGCGATAGGCTCTAGCGTGCTTTCATAAAAGGCGCTATACTGATCTTCGCTGTAGCTGCTGTTTACTATCGGCTCCGTCACGCCCAGGTAGTTATAAATCTTGGTCTTTATCTCCCTGGTTTGGTCTGCGTTCAGAATTACCGCCTTATTCTCTATCGGCTGATAGGTCATTTTCTGGTCGGTAGCTATAACGCCTGTGCCGTTCTCCATGCTAAGGTAATCGGCTACAAAAGCGTCTTTTTCTTCTTTCAGCTTCGCCGGGGCTAGGATTTGGGTAAAGTTCAGTATGCCACGGATTGCAGCGCCCGCCTTAATGCCGTTTATAATGCCGTCGTTTTGCGTCTGTGCAAGCTCAATTCCTGGCATTATGGGGCTATTGTCTGCGCCCAGCACGTCATTATCATTGAAGTAGCGCCGTAGGTGGATTATATCGCCGTAGGGGAGTATCACGGTTTTACCGCTTCTAAGCACAAAGCTGCAATATAGGCCGCCTGCCGGGTCGCTCAATATGTTCACGCTGCCCGCCGTGATCGGGTATATAGCCTTAAGGCTGCCTTTATTGTCGCGTTCCAGGTAGGCAAAGGCGTTATTGTATAAAAACAGGTGGGTAACCAGCTTATAAAGCATATCGTAGGCGCTCATATAGGGGTTAGGCCGGGTCTGTAGCAGGCGGTTAAGCTTGCTGTCGCCCTCTACCCTGCCGTGATCGGCATAGCTTATAACATGGCTGCCCTTAAGCTTGCCTGCGTTCCTGGCTATAGCGTCCACGGCTTCCCGGTATATATCATTTGCGTATGCGTCGCCGCTATAGCGGCTAAGGCCTGCGCTAGGCTCTATAACTAGCTTCGCCCTGGTTACCTCCTGCTTTCGGCTGAAAAGCCTATCAATAATGCCCACCGTCTGCACCCCTTTGTTATTGTGTAAATTCCATTTACTGCATAATACCACATTCTTAGATAATTGTCAATTATTATGTTTACTCAATAAGCACGGTTTAACATTTATCCGTAATAAATAGGGCTTACCCCTGCATATAGGGTAAGCCCTGCCTGCTGCCGTGATCTAAATTACTTCTTCTACGTCATCCTCTGTAAATGGGTTGTCGCTGTCATCCTCTACCGGCTTAAAGCCGTAATCCTGTTCAAAGCAGTTAAATAGCGCGTAATAGGTAAAGCCCACCTTGCCGCCCGTCTTTCCGTTTCGGTTTTTCAGTATTACCGCTTCTACGCTGCGCTCCCTGCTGGCTTTGCATTGCTTTACCAGCTTTACGTTATGCTTCTGGTCGTTCGCTGTGCTGCCCGGTTTCATCCCCTGGGGCTGTAGGGCTAGCAGCACGTCGCTACCGTATTCTATAGCGCCGCTTTCCTTAAAGGCTGCCATATTTACTTCATTGGCGTAATTGTCGCGGTTAAAGCTGCTGATAGCAAAGACAGGCGTTTTATAGTCTCGGCTAAGGCGCTTAAGCTCTAATACTGCCTTGTCTGTGTTTTGCTTGTCGCTGGCCCTCATATCATACGGGGCTAGTATCTGCAAGTAATCGACAAAGACAATAGGCGTATTCCCGGTAAGCTTCTTATGCTCGGCTACTTCCTGCTTTATCTGCATTACGCCTATATCGCCTATGCCCTCATAGATATAGATATTGCCCGCATACTCGCTATAGGCCACTATAGCAGCGTCTATAAGGGCCTTTTCCGCTTTGCTGTAGCCGTCGTATCTGCTGGCGGTTGTGATGCCTCTAGCCGTCTTTGCGTTGCCCTTATTGCCCTCGCATAGCTTATAGGTATGGCGGCTTATGCTCTTGCTCATAAGCTCTGTAGCTGCCATTTCTAAGCTAAAATAAAGCACGTCATAGCCCTGGGCTGCTATTTGGTCTGCAAGCTGAAGCATAAGCGTTGTTTTGCCTAGGCTGCTGATAGCGCCCAGGATGTAAAGCCCAGGGTATAGGCCGCCGTCTAGCTCTTTATCTAGTTCGCTAAAGCCTGTAGGCGTATAATCTATAGCAGCGTTGGCCTTTATGCCATCCGCAAAGTCTTGCAGGCGAAATAGCGCGTTATAATTATAGTGCGTGTCAAGGCGCTGGGCCTGATCGGCATTGGCTAGGCGCTCTACCTCCTCCACATTTGCGGCTATATCCTGCTGTAGGCGTTCCAGGTTGCCGCGCAAGAAGTCGTTAGGGTCTTTGCGGCTGCCCTCCGGGTAAGCGTCCAGGGCATAAGAAGCGACTATAAAAGGCACGCCCAGCGCCGTTAATTCATCTGCTGCCGCTTTGGTCGCCTTTTCGCCGGGTTCGTCTGCGTCAAAGCTCAAGATAAGCGTGCAAGCGGGTTTTTTCTCTTTTACCGCCTCTATAAGCTTCCTATGGCCTGTGCCGCCCAGGGCTATAGCGTTGCACTTATCCCCGCCCGCTGCCGCTATGCTGATAGCGTCTATAGGGCTTTCCGTCACAAAGCAGGGCTTAGCATCCGCTAAGGCCGCCTTGTTATATATCGGCTCTGGCCCTGCGTCCGCTGTAGACGGCTTTCTAAATGCCTTGCCCTCAATGCTTCGCGTTATGTAGTAGCTGCCTTGTTGATCGTATGGAATTACTATAGCCCGCTTTGCAGCATCATAGCCCAGGCCAAAGCGCTTAACCTGATCGGCATTAAAGCCCCTGCTGCTAAAGTAGTCCGTCTTACCGGCTGCCGCCTTGCAGGCCGCTATATATTCCCTATATTGCCCTGCTGCCGGGGCTTTCTTTGCCGCATACGCCTGCGCTTTTCTCGGTTTCTCTGTTTTCCCTGTATTCACGGTAACCCCCGTAAACGCTGCCGCCCTCTCTGCTTGCTTCTTAAATTCTGTGATGCCCTCATGCAGTTCTATAAGTGTGAATATGTCGCCGCCCTGGTTGCAAGCAAAGCAGCGCCATGCTTTGCCGTCGCGGGTTATGCTAAAAGCGCCGGTCTTATTTCTGCCTGTGCCGCTGCCGCATAAAGGGCATTTATAGAAGTTCCTGCCCGCCCGCCTGTCTGGTTGCGTGATTGATTGCACATAGGCGGTAAGGCCGCCTTTGATTTCCTCTAGCCTGCTGCTGTCTATCATGGGCTTTCCCTTCTTCCTGGTTGGAGATTATCATAGCGGGGCGGCGGCTGTAAAGCCCAGCCGCCCCCGCCCTATAAAGCTTATAAGCTTATAAAGCTTATACGATTTTTGCGGCTAATTTTTCTTCTATAATATGGGG